TAGTTACAATAAATACATATGTGTTCATTAAAACTCCTTGTTAAGATATCTGCGAGAGATAATCAGACCATCAAGCTTATCTCTCCATTCTTTATACATATTGACTGCTTGCTCTTGGTTGTCATATACACCGAATACAGTTGGGTTATGACCGATGGTTATTAATACAAATAGTTCTATCATATTAATCCTCTAGTTTTTCTACGAACTCAGGTATAGAAGTTGAATAGGCTTGTTCAAGATAGTTACTATCAGACTGTTCACCATCTTGCCATTTAGCTAATGCTTTAGCTGTAGCATCAGCTTCATCATTACCTTCAACGGTATATGTGTAAGACCAATGTTGTTGTTCTGCAAATGTTACATCATATTTAGGCATTTTGTTTATCCTTTACTTGAGAGAAATCTAGTTCTTCATATGTATAACTATGGACTCTTCCGAAGAATTCTTCAGGCAAATCATTTAGGTTATCATACATGACTTTATCATCAGAACCTGCAAGAATTTCTTTGCTATCTGAATCATAGACATAGTAAGCTCTTAGCAGTTTATCATAGACTACATATACACTCATATGAACTCCGTTGTTATATCATCCGCATCGGGATATTGTTTAAGGACTAATTCAGGTGCATAGCTGTATCTGTTAATATCAGCTACTTCAGTGATATCATATTTACGACTATGAGAATCTTCAAGTATTCTTTGTTCGTTAGAATAATCTACATGACGAACAGGAGCAGACTTAACGATAGCACCGTAATCAGTAACTCCTACAAGGAAATGTTCAGTGATGATAGGTGGTAAGCCTAGCATGGCTGGTTGGTCTTTACCATCAAGTGGTCTATTTACTTCATAGATTCTCCACTCTTTCATATTGATTTTAGTCATGATAATTCCTTTGCTTTTTCTAACCAGTAAATCATTCTTGTTGGGTCTTTCTTTTTAAGGAAAGCATGCCAAGGAGATTCTGCTTCATCTTCTATATCACTTTGGTAGATACAGTGGTCACAAGGATATCCACCACGAACATTAGCAAGAGGACACTCAGAGCAATCACTGTCGTATACTACACAGAGACTGCAAGAACTACCATCGATGACTAGACTATCGAAGTCACTACCATCAGGTTCTTTTAATCTTATTCTTGCTCCAGTATCTGCAAAAACAACATTATGTTTTTCTCTGTTAGCTGGCATAAGACCTTCCCATTTCTTTAGAGAATGTGCCACAGCATCTTTTTCATCTACATCATTAGCAGGTACAGGATAGAATTCCTCTGCCCAAGATTCATAGCTCATGATTTAACCTTTCAAATTCTTCGTGGTAAGCATTAAGAATACCGTAGATAATAACCCATATATAAGCAGAATCATCTTGGGTTTTAATAAAGTCATCTGCTTGTTGATAAGCAGCTGCAATACTTACTGGAGTAGCGAATAAACCGCAGTGCATTGAATCGACTAACTCTTTTTGTTCTTTATTCATTTAAGACTCCTTTTAAGAATTTCATCTTGAATCTGTTGTCTAAGAATAATTTCTCTTAGGCTAATGCTTACTACAGAGAATTGCTTGAGTAAGACTTTAAGTTCTTTTGTTGATAGCTCATTTATATTCATGATAGGGAAAATAAAAAGAGAACCTCTTTTCAGAGATTCTCTTGGTTAAACAACGATTAGAACGGTGATTCTTCAGTTACAGTAGAAGTAGTAGTGTTAGGCTCTGAATCAGAATCTAACATATCGAAATCTACACCTGAAGTAGCTCGGTATTCTTGTAGTTCTGTAACTTGAACAGCAACAAGCATTACTGAGATACCTTTCTTACCCATCATTTCATAAGGGCGAAGGAATACCATCACATTACCTTTAGAACCGTTACCTACGATACTACGGTCTTGGATAGTTTCTTTCTTAGCATCTACTAAGCGTACAGGTTCTGCAGGAGAACCATCAGCTTTAAGTGCTTTCTTCTTAAGGTTAACTGATACTTTACCATCAGTTGTAGCCTTAACTTTACCGAATTGCTCTAGTTCCTTAGTTCTAGATTTATCAGCTACTACTTGTAATTCCCACTGTAATGTACCGAAAGGTGATACAGCGTTATTTAGTTTAGCCCAACGAAGTTCTACATCTTTGATGATAACATTCTGTTTAGCTTCTGTGATTTCTACTGCTTTAGTTGACTTAGTTGTCATGGTATGTTTCCTTTAAGTTTGGTTTAAGACTATTAAAAAATAAAAAGACTAACCATTATTGATTAGTCTTCTTGTTACTCACTTTTTACAGTGAATCTGTTTACCGAATCGATTAATACGATTCATGTGTTCATAAAAGTGTTTATCACCTACATGATAGGTAATCTTAGGTAGACTTCTATCTGTAGGTACTAAAACTACTTTATCAGGATATCTTCTCCACAAAGCACTCTTGGTAGAGTAACTATGTGAACAGGTTATATAATTGATTAGTGTGTTGATAAGTTTGTTGGTGGTTCTCATTATATGACTCCTTAGAAATCTTCTGCTATGGATTTATTAATGGTTTCTTTGATTGTATCTATCTTCTTCTCAGTATCATCTACTAAGGAAGACATATTATGCTTATTAAGCTCTGCTTCTAATTCTTCATCGGATAGCTCAGAATAAGTTCTGTTGATATTAGTCTGGTCTATTCTCTGTAGCTTAGGTTTCTGATATTCAGCTATCTTCTCAGCTAACTGAGCAGCTAATAGGAAATCATCATCTTCAAGTGCCTTAATCATACCTAGATTAAGAATACCTAAAGCATCTAATTGAGGAAGCTCATTAATAACTTCTTGCATATTCTTAGCTTGAAGTTTAAACTTCTCTCTCATCTCTTTATTGATTCTCTTAGCTTCTACTGACTTTCTTTGATTCTCTCTTGCTATCTCAGGAGTAATAATTTTAAGATTAGCTAGAGACTTAGGATTATATGCCATATGTTCTCTCATGTATTATTGGTAGGACTCTCTCAAGAACTTCTCTCAAGTATAGTCTATTGGTTGATAATCTCTTAATTAACTCCTTAAAGGATATCTTTAAAGAATATATTATAGGATAGGAATAACTCCCTAAAGGAAGGATACTCCCTTAGAGCAGAGCTAAATAGCGAGAAATTAGCTCGAATGTCCGAAGGACAGAGAGAAAAGAGTAGTCTTTGACTCAGTCCTAACGGACTTCGTTAGCTAGAACGCTTATTTAGAGAGTCGGTATGCGTGTTAAACTCGTGGAGTTCGATACGCACATCTCTTAGGAATAGTTCAGCTTCTTCATTGTATCGCTCTAGTTCTAGCTCATAGAGAGCATCTGAAAGCATATTGAGTTCTTTCTGGCTTTCTAGAGTGATTGTTACAGGTGAGTATGCTTTTGAATCTGTGGTGACTTTCATTTGGGTATTACTCCGTAATAGGTTAGTTAAAAGGATGTCATCTAGGTATGTTTATGGAGTCCTGTGGTGCAACTTTCGATACACCCACAAAATACACCACAAAACTCCCATTCTCGTTAAAATCTCTGCTATATATCTAAAAGTTATATAGAATGAGACTAATTAAACCACTTCTTTTGGTTGTCTTCTAGGATTCTCTCATCAGCTACTGTCCGAGCTAGCACGAGTAGCTCCTCTAGTGTTAAACCTGGAGAAAACTCTAGTACTTCTTCCTCGGTTATCTCCTCGGTGGTACTTATTGATGAGATTCCTAGGGATTCTCTGATCATATCTATCAGTTCTGGTCTCTCACTGACCCAAACTACTGTACAGAGGTCTGGTGTGTTGTTATAGAGACATGTGTGTAGTAGATCTCCACAGCATTTCTGGGTTAATATGATGGTTTTCCATAGAGTTGGTTGAATCTTCTCTATGTCTAGCCCTATGTTAATGGTATACATGTGCGATTCCCATATATTTAGCTCGTTTTGGGTAACTATCCTCTACTAAAAAGCAATAAACTATACCACCTTGTACTGATCTGTGTGTAGTCCAGCCCTTTTGTTGAGGACAGTCTCTTAAAGGTACTTCTTCATGGTAAACTGCTGTGGAAATAATGATAGTTACAGCAAGAGTTACCATGGAGAGTACTACTATGGCTGCATTAAGGGTAGATTTCACCATATCCCTCGTGTTCTACATCGTGAATAGCAGTAACTTCCACTATCTTGCCTGGAAGACATGCATCGATGGCTTGTGTCTTGAGTACTCCTATGTTGTGAGCACAGAGGTATCCATCGATGGACCAGATTCCTAGTTCTTTGAGTACATCTTGGAATTGTACCTCGGTTAGGAAGAAGTCCTTGGCTTGGACTGGGTTAAGAAGCATAAATGTATGCATGGTTGACTCCTTTGGTTGACTACTTGGGTTGGTTAGATAGCATTTATCTGACATTATTCTACTCCTATGATATCGCAGAACCAGTTACTGTTCTTCCACTTGCGGATATTACCGAATCTATCAATAGTATCTCTAGTAAGGAAGATTACAGGTTGATTCATTAGTGATTTAGCCTTAGCAAAGACGATTCGGGCTTCTGTCTTATCTTCCTTCTCGATTTTCATCTTACGGATGACATTCTCTTGATCAACAGCGTATATGTATTCCTTCTTGCTATCCACATACAATGTTGTTAAGACAGTTACCTCTGACTTTGATGTTCCAAGGAACACTTCATCTGAAACATATGAAGCATTCTCTGACATTTCTACGACCATTTGATTGAACTTACCCATGATAAAACTCCTTTGTTAAAATTAAATTAAACTACGTACTGAATTGATACTGCACCATCATAGTTGCTACGTGCTAGGTTAGCCACATAGTAACTATAATACCTACCTACTACTACTTGTGATTCCTTATCGATTAGATAATACATATTATGCCTCATAGTTATAGCAATGGTCAATGAATGCAATGACCAAGCCGATGGTTGAAAGAACCAATATACCGATGTACATTGGTGCTGGGTTCTCTGATACTATTGATATAGACCAGATGAATGCTCCAAAGAAAAACAGATTACCGAAGTAAATTACTGACTTCATTGTGATACTCCTTGAGTTGGTTGGACAAACTGGTCTCATCAGTGTACGCATAACGTACAGACACCCGAAGGTGTTTCGACCTTATTGTGGTATTAGTCTATACCATTGAGGTATATCTAATACTCCGTCCTCTGCTTCCCACCCTTCCAGGCGTAAGCTTAGGTCATCCCAAGCTTCTTGCTTGCTTGGAGTGATAAGGAATTCTACTTCGTAGTACCCCTCATCGTTGTAGGTCATTTGCATATGACCTTGGAAGGCTACCTCTTTGATGAGGCTTGCCGCTTTTGTGAGGGTTGTTAGGTCCTCACTAACCTTTAACATTTCAACTTTCATTTTAACTCTCCTATTAACTAGTTGGGAACCGCCCAACACGGAACGAACCAGAGACCCCACAGAACGCAGACAGGGGGTCCACGAAAAGAAAGAGGGGTATAAGGAACGAAGGAAGGATTCTTTCACTCACAGAGAGATACTCCCATAAAACTCCCAAGGGGGACCCCCAAAAACCCCCCGCAACTCCTTGATTTCTAAGAAAAAATATATATAAATCTACGAAATCAATACCTATATAAATCAATCACTTAGCCCTGCTCTAAAGGAGAGAAGCTCCGTTGCGTCCAGTGGGGCGCAGTTGCGATGCAACTATAGATGAGGACATATGAATAATAATCAAAAATTATTACTTGCTAGAGAAGCACTTAAAAGAAAGAAACTCAAAGAATACAAAGGGAATTTCGAAATGTTCGCCAAAGAACAGATTAAGATTCTTCCTAAAGATTCTTCTAAAGGGTTTATTCCTTTTGAGTTTAATGCTGCACAAAGGATAGTACATGAGAAGTTAGAAGAACAATCCCAGAAGATGGGTAAGGTTAGAGCTATTGTTCTTAAGTCTCGACAACAAGGATTATCTACCTATGCTACTGCACGGGTATACTGGAAGAGTTACTTTAACGCTTTCAATAAGTCTGTTGTTATGGCTCATGACTCTGCTACTTCTGATGCTTTGTTTACCATGAGTAGAAATACTATTCAATATATGAGTGATGAATACCGACCTGAATTTAAGAAGTCTAACGCTAAGGAGATTATGTTTGAACATAATGACTCTGGTTATAGGCTTTATACAGCGGGTTCTCCTGAGGCTGGTCGTGGTACGACTCCTACTATTGCTCATCTATCTGAGGTTGCGTTCTGGACTCATGACGAAAAGATTCTTGCTGGCTTATTCCAAGGTATTTCTGAAGCTGATGGCACGGAAGTAATCCTTGAGAGCACAGCTAACGGTGTAGGTAATGCTTTCCACAGATTATGGTTAGGAGCCATGAGAGGTGAGAATGAGTATATTCCTATCTTTATTCCGTGGTTTTTAACTCCTGAATACAGAAGAAAGACCTACGAAGGTTTTGAATGCAGTGATGAAGAAAATGTATTAAAAGAAAAATATGAATTAGATGATGAACAGATCTACTGGAGAAGGCTAAAGATAGCTGAATCTGGTGGTGATAAGTTCCGACAAGAATATCCTTCCACGCCTGAGGAAGCGTTTATTGTCAGCGGTAGTAACGTATTCGATATAGAGAAATTAAACAATCTTGTTCCCCAGCCTATCTTGGCTCAAAGGGAATTTGATTACGAGTCATGTCTCTTTGAAGATGCTCAACGGGGTTCCCTTGAGATTTATAAGTATCCCACATTTGAGGATGCTTTTGTTATAGCTGGCGATGTTAGTCTGGGTGTTGGACAGGACTACTCCTGTGGAGTTGTTCTTAA